CCACAAGGTAATCAATATTTATACGCTGCCAATGGTGGAGCAGTAGATCAAAAATTAAATAATCTTCAAAAAAAGACTAACAACATTTACGGAACTGGTATATTATCTGTCAGATAATATGAGAATATTTATACATATTAGAAACTTAATAAGAGCATATTTATATAAAAGAAAGGAAAGAGATCCTCATGAAGAACATTGGGGAATAGGGGCGTAGAAATGAACAATACAATTAAAATTACTGATGAATTGAAGGCTAGGATTCGTGACCATGAGGGCCGAGAAGAGACTGTATACGAGGATAGTTTAGGGCTACTTACAGTGGGTATCGGACATTTGGTACAACCACATGAAAAAGCAAGATTAAAAAAAGGTGTAAAAATTTCAGAAGATGAAATAGATGATTTATTCTTAATCGATTTAAACAGAGCCTGCGCAGGGGCGGAAGAATTAATTGGCCAACTGTACAAAGGTGATAGAAGATTGCCACAAGCAATAGAACATGTTATTGTGGAAATGGTTTTCCAATTAGGAAAAAATGGTGTCTCTAAGTTCCGTAAGTTCTGGGCAGCATTATCTAATGGGAATAAAAAGGAAGCGTCCGCTGAGATGAAAGATTCTAAGTGGCATTCCCAGACGCCAGTGCGTTGTGAAGCTCTGGCTGAAATAGTAGCAAACGCATAAAGGAGTAAACAATGCCTAAAAAGTACAATAAGAGCACTGGTAAATGGGAAGAAGCAGGTTCTTCAGATAAAACAGTTACTGGTAAAGGTAAATTTTTTGGTTTCAAAAACCAAAGAAAAGTAAATCAAGACATGTCTAAAGTTAGAAAAAAGACAGGTAAGACAGAAGCAGATTTAAAAAAGATGTCAGCGGCTGAGTTAAAACTAGCTTCTATATCAAAGATGAAACCAAGTGGATCTAGTAATAAAAATTACTACGGAGCGCCAACTGATAAATCTAAATCATCTACCGCAGATGCAGGATCAAATATTAGAACAAGTTCAGGAACAAACTACAATGTAGGTGAGTCTAAAGGGGGAGTGTCTTTTAATAAAGCATTCAAACACTTTAAAGACAAAGGTGCAAAAGAGTTTACCTGGAATGGTAAAAGATACACCACAAAATCAGCATAAGGATAGGGGCGTCAGCCCCTTTACCTATAAAGTTCTTCTATAAAATTTAGGAAATTGACCCTCTTCTTTAAAGGTCATATAAGCTGCGTACCAATCTTTTTTATATTCTGCTCGGCAGAATTCTTTTACTTCTCTATCTTTATCTTCTTTGTTAAAGAAGTTTAAAAAGTGATTCATTGCTTTAGTAGTTAAGTTAAACATTATTTTTCTCCGTTTATAAATTGTAAGTCTTGTTCTGTGTATACAGGCATGACCCGGAATATAATGTTATTTTCTTTTTTTAGGTGTGCTATTTTGAGATCGCTGATGTTCTCTTACGAGGCGAGGCACTTCTATCTTTGACCAATGGGACATCGCTGCTTTGTGAATATCCTCTTGAAATATTTTCAACTGACCAATAGGTAATTCCAATGGCATCCCTATATTATCTTGAGCCTGTTGAATCTCATCCTTAGTTAAGCTGACATATAATCTTCCGTCTTGATAAATAATTCTCATTTTATATCTCCCCAATTATCCCCTATCTCTACATCACATTTGACAGGAACATGTAGTTCAACAGCAGATTCCATTATCTCTTTAATATCTTTTGCCTGGGTCTCGGAGGCTACAGAAATATTGAGCTCGTCATGTATTTGAATCAGAGGAACAACCCCTACTTGTTTCCAGAGATCCACCATGGCCTTTTTGGTTTGATCTGCTGCTGAACCTTGTATTAACCTATTCAATGCACGATAGGTTCCTGCTCTTTTAATTTCATTCCACCCCCAAGTCTTTAGGGCGTTCTCTTTTGACATCATTCTTTTGTCATAAAAATCTTTATTTTCCCAAAGATCAAAACGACATTTTCTTCCTAGCAGGGTATTGATGTGTCCGTATTGTTCGGTGTATCTTGTTGCACGAATGATAATATTGTTTAAAAAACTTACATTATCATTATATTTTGTTTTCAAAACCTTAGCTTCTTCAGGACTTATGTCTAGGGAATCTGCTAACTTAGCTATGCCCATACCATACATAAGACCTAGACCAATTGTTTTAGCTTCTTTTCTAGAAATTCCTGCCATTTCAGCAGTTACTTGGTGGAAGTCCTTTCCCTCACGAAAGAAGTTAATCATAGTGTCAGCGCCCTCTAAATCGTGTTTTTTGGCATAATGTACAAGGAGTCTAGGCTCTTGTTGAGAATAATCTAAAGATGCCCATTTCTCCCCTTCTTCAGGAATAAATAAAGATCGTATCTTGGGACCAATTGCCTCATTCCTAGCCGGAACTTGTTGTAAGTTTGGATTGTTCATGGACAACCGCCCACTGACAGTTCCCCCTATCTCTCCTTTGAGCTGATTAATTTCAGCATGAATTCTACCATCTACCTGGTGTTTAATAATGGAATCAATAAAAGTTGTATGTGCTTTATTATATTCTCTAGCTACAGAGATAGATCGAATTAAAGGATTCTCACTCTCCCTCATTAAAGTATTACTAATCTTTGCTTGTTTGTTTATTTCTGTGAGTTCATATTTCTCACCTAACTTATCAAATATCTTTTGTAAAGAAGATGCAGCATAAATATCAGAGGCACCTATATCAATGCCTGTTTCTTTTTTAATGTTATGATAAATCTTTTCTTCCTCAGATTTAAAAAACTTCTTTGTCTTTTCTGCTTTATCTAAATCAATACGAACACCTTTCCAACGCATCTCTAAAAGCAAACGCAGTAGATCTGTTTCTAAATTAAATACATCAGTCAATCCTTGTTTCTGTATTTCTAATCTTAATACTTCCCAAAGTTTTAAAGTTAATCTTGTGTCTTGTTCTGCATAGATACCTACATACTCCACTGGAACCATATGCATATTTTCAATTGCTTTAAATCCATGTTCCTTACCAAAGTCTTGAAGAATGTTTCCTTGTTTTCTTTCCCCTAAGTAATCTTTAGCTAAACTATCTAGGCTATAACTAAATCTATTTTCATCTACTAAAGGTGCTGCAACTAATGTGTCGTACACTTTACTTACATTACAATCTACACCCCATCTTCGAAGCCAACCTAAATCGTAAACTGCATTGTGACAAATAACGATTGGGTCTTCTTTAAATAATTTTTTTAACCAATTCTTTACATCTTCTTCTGGGAAATTACCGCCCCCTCTTTCGTGCTTCACTGGAAAATATCCATCAAAGCCATCAAAAGAAATAGCTACACCAACAACGAAACCTTTGTTCGTTGCCCACCCACCACCAAGATTCTTAATCTCTGGATCATAAGTTTCTAAATCAATAGCAACTTGTTGTATTCTTTTTACATCAGGGAAACTTGGCCGTGTCCATTCTGGTTTATTGTCTTTCTTTAGTAAGTCCATTTGTTGTTCAAATATCATCTTAGTATCTCCTCAAATTCGTAGGGGGAAGTAGAGGGGACAATGAATAAATTTTCTTTTGCTCTAGTCATACCGACATAGAAGACCCTTCTCTCATCATCTCTATTAGCCCACATGTTGTCATTAATTCTTTTAGAGATATCAGAAAATAAAATAACATTCTGACTTTCTCCTCCCTTAGCTCCATGAATTGTGGAAAGTTTTATACTAGCTTTCTCGTCTAAATCATGCCCGCTATTTAGTATTTGTCTAATATATATTCTGTCATATTCTTTTATTCTAGTTAGTGCTGCCTCCCAAGGTAAACTGATTGGGGTATTTAATCCCCATTCTTTTGATAATACTTCATAAGAATACTTTGCTTCTCTATCTGCACCAGGCATTGTTTTCTTTCCTCTTGAAACACCTTCTGGTCCTACTGGCATATACTGATACATGGTTAGTACATCTGCATGAGGAATTTCTTCTTTTCTTTGGAGAGCTTTCCAACTTCTATACGCAGTTGAAACATCTACATTAATAGATAAGTAATTATTTTTTTCAAATAAGAACCCTTTAGTTTTTAGTTCTTCTGCAATTGTATTGATATAGTAATTAGTTCTTCCAAGGATCAACCATTCTCCTTTTCGAATATCAATGCTTTCAAAATCAGTATTACGAACTTGACCTAAGTCTTCTCTAGGTTTCCATTCTTTTGAAATTCTTTTTTTAATTCTAGACACTATAGTATTTGATTTTGCGAATATTCGTTTAGGTATTCTATAAGATTGATTTAAAACTTGCAAATGACAATCTAAATCTATGAGCTTAGAAACATCTGCACCACTCCAAGAATAAATTGCTTGGTCATCATCTCCAGCTAAGTAAACTGCTTTAGCTTGATTAATCATCAAGTGAACCATCTGCCATTCATTTGGTTTAAGATCCTGGACTTCATCAATAATTACAACTTCTAAATTAGGAGTCAAACCGATCTTGTTAAACTCTGTAATTAAATCTGTATAATCTTTTACCCCTCTTTGTTTTTTAAACATACGATAGTCTTTATCGGTGCGTTGTATCTTTTCAAATCCACCTTTGATATGCCCTGCTTTTCTAAACTCTTCATACAAAGAAGTATTCTTCACACGATACAAATCAATTAAATGTAAGCCTGAGTCTTCTTCTCCGATTACAATTTCATTAGATTTAATTGACCTAGAAATATCTACTCCAAACTCTTTATAAAAATCTTGGAAGTCCGACTTCTGAATTATATCTGTAGGAGTACACCCTAAGAACTGATAAGCCAAACTATGTAAAGTCCTAAACCATTTTAAATCTTTTCTAGGTAATTTAAATTTAGAACAAGCTCGATCGATTGCTTCTTGCGTTGCTTTCTTAGTGAAAGAAAAGTAGCCAATCCTATCTGGAGCTAGTCCATCTTGAAGTTTTTCTTCTACCAACCTAAGAAGAGTCGTTGTCTTCCCCGTCCCTGGCGGACCTATAATTTTACAAACATGATTTAGAATGGTATTGGCTCCGAAGTTACTGTTTCTTCTTCGTGTGTTATTTCTACTTTGGTATTAAATTTATCGTGAGGAACCCACCAAACCAATTGGCCTTTTTTATTACCAAT